GTTGTGAGTGCGGTTGTTATGATAAAAATAAGAAAAAGGTTGGTGAAAAAACAAAAAAGGAACCTAAAGAAGATGTCACACAATCGCAAGAAACATTTAATGTAGCCAAAATAACACCATCTGGTTCTAATGGTGTTTTGGTAAATGGGACAGCAATTAAGAACAATAATGGAACAACAGAGATTAAAACAGATAAACCAATTGAAACTCTTAAAGAACGAAAAGACTCACAAGAACTTGATGAAAAATTTAAATCAAAAGCACAACAAAAGTTATTCTTTATGATGTGTGGTGATGGAAAAACAAAAGAACAAAAAAAATGGTGTAAACTAAGAGATGAATTTGCAAGTGACACAACAAAAAGAGACTACAAAACTATGCCAGACCACGTAGATGACGAAAAACCAAAAAGAAAAAAACCAACAAGTAAAAAAAGAAGAAGTACAAAAAAAGAAAGTTACGAAAAACAGTTAGAAGATAAGATAGTTGAAATGATTGATAATCACATCAATCCAGCTATGACAAAAGGAAAATTAATTAAAACAATTAATGAGAAAAAAAGTGAAAGTTTTATATTAAGAAACCCAAAAAAACTTACAATGTTTTCAGACGAAGAAGGTATTGAAAGTAAGGGTAGAAGAAAAAAGATGGAACAACCAATTGGTCGAATAACATCTTTAGGTATGATGGATGAAGATACAGAAACCGCTCCAACACCAACCAAAGACCCAAAAACAAAACCTGGAACTAAAAACCCAGGACGAAGAAATCCATTTAAAAAACCTGGACCAAAAGAAAAGCCAAGAGCTGGAGAAAATGAAAAACAAAAAAGTGATTTTATGTCCTTAATAAAACAAGTTTTAAATATGTCATAATGAGAGATAGTGAAATTAATAGAATAATAAAAAAAGTAATCAAAGAAGCCCCAGTTGATTATGGTGATTATGAAGAAAGAATGCACCCAAGGAGTCAAGCTAAAATTGAGGATCCAGAAGGTATTTATGCAAAAAATAGAGGATTTAGACAAGGAGCTAGTGATGTAGAAAGGATTGCTGGAAATAGGTTTAAAGAAATTGTTGACTACGTTAAAAGATATTATGGGACAGATAGAAATATAACTGACCCACAAGTAAAAAGAGCAATCCAAGTAGCCCAAATGCAAGCCGTTAGCCAAGCTATGGGTATTGAACCTAGACATAGAGAAAAACTAAGGGACTTGGCTGTTGAAATTGCTGCGAAAGAAGAAGGATGGTTACCATATGCAAAAAATATGGAACAAGCAATAAAAGATGGTCTAGTTGTTAAAGAAGAAAAACAAGGTGGTGTTGAGTACCAATTTGATTTTATTAATATATTAACTTTTCTTGGTGAACAAAGAATCGACCCAAATATGTTTCAGATGAAGCCAAAAGAAATGAAAAAATTGGAATTACCAAAAAACTTTTCTTTTGATATTGATGAATTAACCCCAGAAGAAGAAAGACAATTAGAATTAGAAAAAAGACACGTAATTAATGCACTTATACAAGGAAAGGGTAAGAGAGGTCAATTTGCTTATCAAATGTATAAAGATAGGCTAGACGCAATAGACCCAAGACTATATGATTTGTATAACAAAATAATGGGGGCTAATGATTTAATGTATTTTACAGATGAAGATTTAATTGAAGCTCTTGGTGGAAGTGCCACCGGTACAGAAAGAAAAATGGAAGGTGGTGATGATAATGATGATGAAGAAGGCGGTGAAGAAGAAAACGACACATATTTTGCAAATGGTGTAATTTTTCCAATATTACTACACGAATTATTTAAAGTATTTTCAGTTCCAACATCACAGTCACAATGGGATGATGTTGACCCAGGAATTGCACAAGATGTTGTAGATAAAGCAGACTCAATGGAAAACGAACCAATGAACTTTAGAGTTGGTGGTGAATTAGTTAGAAAACTAAGAACACTACTTCCAGATGATTTAATTTTAGTACCTGAAAATAGAGTTTATATGCCATTTTTTGAGCAGGCTTTATATTCAGTACCAGCTGAGGATTTTCTTAAAAATATTATTGCAAATGTTGTATCGGACGATAAAGAAGATAACAACAAGGCAAAAAGACGTTTTGAAGAACTTTATAAAAAAGCTAAGTCTGAGTATGAAAAATATAAGGGTAATAATGACGATGATGAGTACGAAGATGATGAAGATGATATTTTATCACAATTAGGATTATAAATAAAACTAAATAAACTAAAAACCCCCTTTTTAAATAATTGGGGGTTTTTGATATTTATATATAAAGATTTTATGGGATTATCTAAAGAACAAGTTATGTTGGAATATGTTAAGTGCATGAAAGATACATCATATGCATTAAAAACATATTTACAAACTTATGACAATACAGTATCAAAATATGTTCCATTAGAGTTATTTCCAGATCAAGAAACACTATTAAATGACTACGAGGAATATGAAGAAAATATCGCTTTAAAATATAGACAAGCAGGAGTATCAACAGTTACCGCTGCCTGGGTGTCAAAAAGATTAGTTTTTGCAAAAAAAGATAGACCTGAAAAAATCCTAATCATTGCAAACAAACTAGACACCTCTATGGAAATGGCAAATAAAATTAGAGCCTTTATTGAACAATGGCCTAGTTGGGTTGGAGCTCAGTTTTCACCAGATAAAAATTCACAAAGACATTATAAATTAACAAATGGTTGTGAGGTAAAAGCTGTCGCTACATCAAGGGACGCACTTAGGGGTTATACACCAACAATTCTTGTTTTTGATGAGGCAGCCTTTATTGAAGCTGACAATGATTTCTGGGCTGCTTGTATGGCGTCACTATCTACTGGTGGTAAAGTAATTGTTGTGTCTACACCAAATGGGTACGACCCAATATATTATGAGATATATAATCAAGCATCAAAGGGAATTAATAATTTTAAAATTACAGAGATGTTTTGGTGGAAAGACCCAAGATACACGAAAGACTTATATTTGGTACCTACAGAAGATATAATTGATTATCTACTTAATAAAACAGAAAGAGATCATAGTAAAAATATATCATACGAAAATACTAACCCATACGAAAGGGATTATAGTGAAATGAGGTCTCATTTTGAGAATGGTTATAAACCATGTTCATCTTGGTATGAAAAAATGGTTAAAAAATTAAAGTATGATAAAAGAAAAATAAACCAAGAATTAAATTGTGAATTTTTAGGATCTGGAGATAATGTATTTGATAATAAACAATTAGAGTATATTAAAAATAATACATTAGTTGAGACTCAAACAAAAATGATGGGAAATTCTCTTTGGATATGGGAAGACCCAAAGCCCGGTCATAAGTATATTATGGGAATTGATGTATCTAGAGGAGATAGTGAAGATTTCTCAACAATAGAGATAATTGATTTTGACGAGAGAGAGCAAGTATTTGAATATGTTGGAAAAATTCCACCCGATACTTTAGCTGAAATAGCATATAAGTGGGGTATTATGTATAATGCTTTTATTGTTATTGATATTACAGGAGGTATGGGTGTTGCGACATCTAGAAAACTACAAGAAATGGGTTACAAAAATCTATATATAGATGGGGTTGATAATACAAATATTTGGAGCTATAACTCAAAAGCACAAGATAAGATACCAGGTATAAACTTTAATAATAAAAGGGTACAAATTATAGCTTCATTTGAGGAATATGTTAGGCATAAGTTTAAAATTAAAAGTAGTCGTTTATATGATGAGATGAACAACTTTATTTATGTTAATGGTAGGCCTGATCACCAAAAAGGACAACATGATGATTTAATTATGGCAATAGCAATGGCTATATATGTTGGTGAAATCGCATTTCAAAAACTAGAAAAAGTGACACAACAAACAAAGGTTATGATTGAATCATGGACTGTAAATAGTAATGAGACTATAGCAAAAGAAGTCCATTTTGATCCATTGTTACCAAATATTACAGCAAATAACGATAAGTATAATTTAAATAAAAATTCAGCACTAAAAGAAGATTATATTAAATATAGTTGGTTATTTGGTAGTAAAAGATAATTATTGTTATGGGACTTAATAAAAGAAAAAAATCTGGAAAGTTATTAAGTGGTTCAAGACTAATAGTTCCTGGACAACCAATGTTTACTGTAAAGAAAATAAAACCAGAATTTAAAAAACAAAGAAGGTTTGATGCTGATGATATATTTGTACCAACAACAACTACAACAACAACAGTACCAGTTGAGACTTGTTATATAATAACACAAGATAATAACGTATTAATAACACAAAATGGAGATAATTTAATTTGGTGTTAACTATTTAAATTAATTAAAAAATATATAAGCTTTTAATATGGAAAATAATAAATTAACAGTATGGCAAAAGCTATCCAAGACATTTGGACCAGACTCTCTTTTGGGAATGGGAGAACCAAGTGTTAAATTAGATAAGAAAGTTTTATTAAAAACACCAAACAAACAAGAATTTGAAAAAGAAAGACTAGAGTACCAACAAAGTTTATATTTAAGTGACCAATGGAAAAAAGTTGAGAATAACTTGTACTCACAAGCAATTTATTATGAACCAAATAGAATTTCTGCATTCTATGATTATGAGTCAATGGAATATACACCAGAAATATCAACGGCTTTAGATATATATTCAGAAGAATCAACAACACCAAATCAAGATGGTTATGTTTTACAGATATACTCAGAATCAAAAAGAATAAAATCAATCCTAGCTGATTTATTTAATAATAATCTTGATATCGCCATAAACTTACCAATGTGGATTAGAAATACTTGTAAGTATGGCGATAACTTTGTTTACCTAAAATTAGACCAAAAAAAAGGGGTAACTAGTTGTGTCCAGTTACCAAATATTGAGATTGAAAGATTAGAAAGAGGCGCTGATGTTAGAACAATAAACTCCGTTAGTGGACCAGAACCAGATTTTAAAAATAAAGCACTAAAGTTTACTTGGAAAAATAAAGATATGGAGTTTAACACTTGGGAAATTGCACACTTTAGACTTCTAGGTGACGATAGAAAACTACCATATGGAACATCTATGCTTGAAAAGGCTAGACGTATTTGGAAACAACTTGTTTTAGCTGAAGACGCTATGCTTATTTATCGTACTTCAAGAGCACCAGAAAGAAGAGTATTTAAAGTTTTTGTTGGTAATATGGACGACAAAGATGTTGAAGCATACGTACAAAGAGTTGCAAATAAATTTAAGAGAGATCAAATTGTAGATCAGAAAACAGGAAATGTAGACTTAAGATTTAATCAAATGGCT